ATGATACAGGACTCGATCAGATCGACCTTTATAAGGAAAGATCGGGGCGAGAGGAGGGCAAGGTGATTTCTTAGTAGTGAAACATCGGGCATTCCAATAATCACAAATACCACGAAGAGACATAGGATGAAGTCTATAATCCGTTTTTACGAATTTTGGACAAAAGTTGGAACAGGAATTTCCTGTTTGAACCTGGCCAGTAGCACGGAACGCATACGCGATTCGTGCTACCCAAGGGTCATCATCGAATAACTCTTCAAAATCACGGGGAACATACTCTCCAACAACCAGTTTGGGGTTCAGGACCGTACCAGCAAATTTCGCGAGAGGGACTGAAAATCCTTCACGAGAAAACAGCTGTAACTCAGGGCTTGAAACAAACTGTGAAGCCATTCGTCTTTGCACCCGGGAAAGGTTTTTAACCCAATCTTCAGGCGCAAATGAAGGATCTAAACCAAAGCCACCAAGGTGGCTTGGAAGATACCAACAAGGACGAAAATACTTGCCAAAACAACGATTCTCAAATCTGGACAAACACTGAGGAACGCAACATGCGGACCAAGGTAAGTTCAGAACCATCCTATTGAGGTCGCGAGCGGCCAAAAGAGGAGTAGAGTCCGATTCACCACCTTTGAGGGAGATACCAGTTATCACCTTTTGAGACAGATAAGTCCTCTTAACCATTCTTTGAGTACCCTCAAAAGAGCGCTCAATGAAAGTTTGAGAATTCATCATACAAAAATAGGGAGATAGATAGTGTTTTCCAACACTGATCTTAAATCCAGCATCCACACAACATGGTAAAAAGTAATTGTCATGAAAGGTTTTGGTACACTTAAAAAGCATATCATCACCATTGACAAGAACGTTTCGACGCATAATTTCTGCCAAACGGATGGTGTTTCTCTTTTCACAAAGAGGAACATCTTCAACCCAACGGTCAATCGCCGTCCAATAGACTGCTAAGTTAATCAAACAAAGCAGTGGAAAGGATAACGGATGACCCATTAACTGACCCTCAACTATGCGAACGGAAGAACCGTCAGGATAGTGAGCATTTCCACTTAGTAGAGAGGAATAACCGAGATAAAAATAGGGAGAATCGCGTAAACCTGAGAAGGCTTTTAGCGACGCATCCTTTCTTAATAAATCGGTAGCTGCCTCGTAATCTACAGAACACCATAAGGGTAAATCCCTGGCCTCACCATGTATCTTTTGAATAGAACTGGTGAGATCGTCATGTAACATCGTCGAAGCGAAACACTGTTTCCAACAACTAAGCATAAAACCTTGTAAAGGTTGCAATGCTGTGTAAAGGAAACCATCTCCTTTGGAGATGATCCGGAATTTTCCGGGTTCAGGAATCGCAACGACGTCGACCGAATTCAGAATGGTGCAATGATTTTGTCCTTCATCCTCGTCCAAAAGACGGGACTTCACAGAATCAACTGCTTTCAAATAGTTCTCCTTTCGCCAACAGTCAATCTTAGCATTTAACATACCAAGACTTCCTAGTGGAGTCTTTACTGACGGGAACTGGAATTTGCCAAATAAGCCGAGCGCCCCTCCATAACGGAGAGAAACTTGTCGGCAGGCAGATCCAGAAGGCATAAATTTTTGATATCGTGTCCAATCTTCACAGATCGGACGGCGATTACCAAACTTATATGTTGAGGAAGAAAACAACATTGCACTGGTCTCCATGATCTTAAAAGAAAGATCAAGAGGACAATGAGGCTTTGTCTCAGAGAGACGGACCTTATGTGAATCCAATGCTTTTACTTTCTTGAGATCAGATAAAGCAGGCCAAGCCTGTTTACATCCTTTCTGAAGAGAGTAAATGAAAGATAGATCTTTTTGAAGGATCGATCGTTTCAAATGTGTTTTCAACCAACCCGAAAACAAAGGACATGTGTTCCA